CAATGGTTTATTACAAGTTCAACGGGCAATAATGGTAATGCTAATATTGTTAGGCTTGCTGATGCTTACAGACATATTCCTGTTCATTTAACAGGAACTACTTTTATTTGTTCAGGGGCTAATGAAATAATGCTACCAAATAGGCCTCCTATCGGAACTCAATATTCTTTTTTAGTTACACAGGGAACAACTAACATAGATAGACCTGAGTTTACAGTGCAAGAGAAACATATGTTTTCTGCTAAAGGTTTAGGAAATAGCGTAGAAGATAGTTTCTTTGAAATATCTCAAAACCCAATTTCTACTTTCCCTATAGCAATAAGCGCAGGAAGTGGAAAGACTTTCATTTATACTGAAAATAGAGAATGGCAAATAATCGGGTGATTAAATGGATAACCCATTATTTCTTGTTAATAATGGCCTTTTGCTCAAAGGGTCAGTAAGCGGTGGCCAACAAGGTGGCGGTCAAGGTGGTGGAGGCGGTCAAGGTGTTTTCTTCGCTGAAAGACAAGGAGGAACTCAAGCAGTTTTACCATATATTTGGAGAAACGCTTTACTGAATAATCCTATTTTAGGAAATCAAATAAGTGGTAATGGGACTTTTTTGGTATTTAATTCTGCACCTGTTCATTCTCAAATTTCAAGTAATGAATATAAAACAGATTTAAGCCTTCCCGCTAATGATTTAATTCAGTTTGCTGATTCGGCAGCATTAGGACAATTAAATCCTTTTTCAGGAGGAGGAGGCGACCCCGAAGACCCCGAAGGAGGGATTATTATTGAACCCGAAGACCCTATTGGTGGCGGTATTGGTGGTGGCGGTGGTGGTTTCAGCCTTGTTCCTGAACAAATTTTCTTCAATTCCGCTACTTATTTAGAATGCCCAAATGGACTTCAAACATTAAATCGTTATGAAGTAGATAATGTAATTATGTCTTGGACGGGATTTCAGGCTTTGCCTGTAGTAGGTTTAAGTTTCCCACCATCAACAGTATGTGTTGGTGCTAATTATCCATTACAGGATTCATTAGCAATATCCTCCACCTATCCTGATGTTGGGTTTTCAGGAACAGGGGCAAATAGCGATTGGGGTATTTGTGGAACAGGTGTTCTAAACACAGGCACATCAAATAATTCTAATTCTCAACCAATATCTATGCTTTTATTTAGAGATGTAAGATTTATTTTTGGTAATCCTCTCGCAGGAGAAACATTCACCATACGATATAAAGTAGAAATTGTAAATACTGCGGGACAAACTGAAACTGCTTTTCATACAGTTGTTATCACACTAACATAAAATCCTCTCATTTAGCCAAACAAAAAATTGCTCCTAGTTAAAAAGCCAAAAAAAAATGAGGGAGGCCGAAGCCCCCCTCAAATTGTTTTTTCAGACCATATTCCCTTACAAGCACGACACTCCCACAATTTTACTTGTTCGGGAGAACCGACATAAAATCCTAACAACCTCTTAGCAACTGTTAGTTCCTTACAATAAGGACAAACCTGTTTTAATTTCATCAGTTTCCGCCTTTTTCATCTCGCATAAGACGCTTCATATATTCTTCAACGCTTTCATCGGTGATATTAGTTCCACCAAAAGCGGCAAAGAAAAGAAGCATCAGTATAACGACAAAAACAAATAGACCAAACCATTCCCAACCTGTCATTACCAACTCACCTCCAATTCCTTAAATTCGCCTTCTTCAATTGAAAAGGCCTTTACAAAACCATTATCCTGACCATACTTCCAAAGGTCATATACTAACTGTGTGTCTTTCATACAGTATTCTACAACTTCATCATATTGACCCATTTTCCATAACTTAGGAGCATCAGCACTATCCATTAGTTTGAAGTCGTCCATAGTGCATTTAACTAGGTTCTTTAGTTGAAATCGCTCTTTATGTTCCTTCAATAGAATCTTAGATGTGTCTATGTATTGTTTCTCATTAACATATTTATTAATGCAATAAATATCCATAGAGTCCCTAAGAATAGGTAAATCAAAAGCCGCTATATTATGTCCTAAAAGCAATCCGCCTTTTTCAAAATGCTCGTCTAAATCATACTTTAAATCGCTAAGAGATTTAATGACATGGCCTGATTTAGCAAAACCATCTACAGGCTCATCAACATAGACAGTTCCCGTATTACCGTCCCAAGTAGCAACAGTAGATACTTGAAACATATGCGTATTACTGAAACCGCCTATGTCATAAGACATATTTTTGGTTTCTAAGTCAATTGCTAAAATTGACATTTAGCATCATTCCTTAGATGGACTAGCCCAAAGTTTTGCTACCTTAGCCTCTTCTTTATCCACCTTTGGTTCTTCAACATCTGTTCTCCTTTTTAGGAAACAAACGATTTGAGAACCTGCAACAATTAGTTGAGAACAACATTCCCAACCATCATTACCATAGGTGTTTAAGGTATCAATAATTACTTTCGGCCCTTTTGCTACTTCAAATACTAGATATGTATTTTCCCACTTCATTCTTCATCACTCCTATTATACTTCACATACACACTTCTTCCGACTCTCATTTCATCATATTTATGTCTGATAACCTCATAATGTCGGTATATTTGTGCTTGAGATTTTTTTGCTTTGTTTCTGACTTGCTTCAAGAAAAGACTCTTATTCACAAAACCTTCATCGTCTTTATCCATTTTATCATATACATTTGTAAAAACAGTTTCCAAAGAATTTTCTGTGATGCTTTGCCTACGCACTCTTAGGCTTCGTTCTAGCCAATCTACCAATGTCATATAACATTGTCGCACGATAGTAGCCGCCTGTCTAACATTATGTCCTCCGACCCTAAAGCGGTCTTCTTTATTGGTAATAGACGGGGCGGAAGCCACGCTACAAAGAACGGACATTTTAATCAGAATCTTCATCAAACGAGTTGTAAAGTTAGAAGCAATAGCCGCTACATCAGGCCTTGTATTCTGTAGATATGCTCTCATGTTCTCATATTCTAATTGGAGAACATCATTGAAATCTCTTGTGAAAACCATTGTCTTGATAGGGTCGCCACCAACCTCATCAAATCTTTCCTTTGTCACTTTATACAATTCCATAAATGCTTTGACATACTTCTCAATAGGCTGATTTACTTCTTCAATTGTTCCCGCTTTTTGATTCTGTTCTGTTCTCATCTTATGTTGTAAGAACTCAGGAACTTCCCAAACAAACAGAAGCATTCTTTGTAGAACGCCTTTTTCTGCCATAACAGAATTAAGATTGTTTGGGGGATAAGTCATAGCCAATACTGAACGCTCACAAAAACATTCCATAACTTGATTATCATAAGAGGTAAGTGCTTTAGAAATAATCCAAGACTCTCCTGATAGACTGTTCATCAAAGTATTCAGATATACAATTGAATTCTCTTTGTGTTGAGATTGCTTGAAAATACCTGAATATTCAAATTCGTCCCAATGGGCTAATCCGCTACCTTCCAAAAGGCCGGGTTTTCTTTCCCAACAAACATCTCCATCTTCATCTTCATCTTTGTCGTATCTACCAATTAGAACTGAATCAGTATAATCAGTTACTCCAAATGTATTGAAAGTCCTAGCCATAGGAACTCCATCTTTGTTCATAAAAGCAGGGTGTTGATTTAATGCGTTAATCTTCTCAAAGGTTCTATTAGCAACAGGGCCAACAAAATTCCATAGTGTTGATTTACCCGTTCCGCTTGTTTGAACCCAACAGAAATGAACTCTAGTATCTTCATGATTTCTACCATTTGGAATCACAATGAAATCTTTTACAATCTGTCCTAGAATTGTAAAGAAACTAATTCCTGCGGGTATGTCATTGTAGTGTGATACTTCAACTGCCGACTTTTGAAAATCTCTAACGACTTTCGGTAATGCCTCCTTGAAAACACCTGCGTTAGTTTCAAGTGTTTCCAAATATTCTTCTTCTTCCTTATTCATATTTTCACCTTCTCTTCCGAGTTTAATGTGGAGATTATTCTTTTGGCTAAGGTTTCTCCTATTCCCTCAATGGCTTGTAATTCATATTCTGAACATTCACCTATTTCCATAATAGAGCCGAATTGTTTTATTAGTTCTTTTGCTTTTTTAATTGATACGCCTTTAATACTGCTTAGTAAATCTAATCTTAAATCATCTGTTGTTAATCTTTTGAATACTTGTGGTGCTATGGTATCTCTTGTTATCGGTTTCATCTTACTTACTGCTGTTATAATTAATGCTGCTTCTTCTTCTGTTTGAACCCAAAAGGGCTTTATGTCTGTATCTAATACTATTCTCCCTATTGCTCCAAGAAACTTATTATTTAGCATAATAGTTCTAGTTCCTATTGGCATTTTACTAGGAGAATTTGAAATTACATTATGTATGGCTTCTTCCATTTCACCATAAATAATTACAATGTTGGTTTGATAATGTCTATCCATGTTATCTAATTGAGTCCACAATCTCTTTGTCATTACTGAACCCAAAAAATCAGTAGTGGACTTTGCTTCAAAGCAAACATCATCATAAACATAGTCGCCTATCTCAATCCATTTTTTCTCACATGGTATTCTAAGGGCTTTTGCTTTTTGCATAACCAACTTAGATAGGCGGGAGTTTTCTCTTGAATCAACTATTAACATTATTTCCCTCCTTTAGTTTAAACAATTTAATCGCAGATAATTTTTGCGTTAATGGTTTGCCATCAACAATACAGTCATAATGCCTTAATCGCCTAACACATCGTTTTTTACGCCAACCATTGTTTATGGCTATATTACAAACCATAGTATCAGATTGTTTTATTTTTCTGTGAGCGATTGCTATTAAATTATACACTTCTGAAGAGGAATATTCGGTAGCAATCTCTTCAACCAAATCAGATAGCCAAACTTCATTTTTTACTAGAGAATTTAACTTATTTACAGTTATTTTTCTCAGTCGTTGGAAATTTACTTTCTTTCTCATTCAGGAAACCTCCAACATTTACCGACACAGAATCCTTCGCTAATTAGTTTATCACAATGGGGAGCATTGTAATTATTGAAGACTGTAAACTTGGCGTGTTTCTTTGTAGTGTGTTTGTCCCAATCTAGCCATACAGAATCCGATTCAGCGAATACTCTCTCCAACTCCTCAACTACAAGGTTTAGAGTCTTTTCCTTATCATCAAGAGTTTCCAAATCCTGATAGCCTGAAATCAAATCCCGATACCAAGATACTAGGTATGCTCTCGCAATATGCGAAGGATTCTCAACCATGACCGCATTATACAGACATGGAAGCATAGGCAACTTACCAACACTAGAAGGCACAGAAACCTCGCCTTTCATGGCCTCAATAGGGGGTGCTTTTGGAAAAATTACCTTCGTATTTCCGCACTTCTTGAACGGTATCATTCGTTGTCGTTTCGCTAATGTTAGTATATCCGTAAGGTTGTTGCTTAAGTCTTCTTTAACCAACGGTATGCAAAAATAAGGATTTCCGTCTTCATCAGAAGAAGCCATATTAACAGTATTAGGAACTCTTCTTAATCTTGTATGTTGGCCAACTCTATCATCAAGAGAATTATCTTTACCGACCTTAGAAATCAAATAATCTTTTATCTCTTTGAATAGAGTCTGAATGTTTCTCATATCTTGAGTTTCTTCACCGAATAAAAATAAATGAAATCCTCTACCTGAAAAAAAGAAAGTATGTTCATAATCTCTTTTATGGACTAATTCCATTACCACTTTCAAATCCCTCCAAGCCATTTCTAAATTATCTTCATGAGCATCAAAGTCTAAGAATATTCTATCCCGTATAACGGAAGAATCTACTTTTGCTTTTTCACTAAACTCCCTAAAGTCATAGACTGTAGTATAGACATTCGTTTTATTATTCTGAGCATGAACAAACTTAGCATATTCATTCCTCGTCAGAACTATTTTTCTTGCCATCTGTGGAGCGTTTTTTATTTGACTTCCCGCCCATACTTCTCTCGGATATTTCATTATTACCACCAAAATTCACTGTTGCCGTATTTAGCATCTCTTTAATTATCCCTGCTATTTCACCTTGTAGAGTTATTTGAACTGCTTCTCTAATACAGTCTTCAAATGTATGACCTACAAAATGCTCGTTAATTCTTATTTCTCTTAAGGAATCAAATCTTTCTTGAAGAGTCATTTCAGAATATATCTCTTTTGACAAACTATCTATTGTTATCTTAAGATTTGATATTTCATTAAAACTCCAATTCCTATCTAATACCTTTTTCTTGATTAATTCTTTCATTCTAATTCCTCCCTTGCACAAGTCTTACAATGATATTTACCTTCAAATTGAGGATTACATCTTAATGGGGTTTTACATTTTACTCTCTTCATAATATCACACCCATGTTTCCATATTTGCCGCATCACAAAGACCAAAATAACTACAATGAGAACAGGTCTTGTAAAAGAATTTAGTAGGGAATTCCTTATTCTCATAAGCAAGAATAAGTTTAGCAATACTATCCTTAACAGAAGTCATAGAACGAGTCTTGGCTTTCTCAACAAAGACATAGTTAGAAACAGGATAATACCAACCCCAATGTGAAACAGTCATATCTCTATTCAGCCCACAGTTTTCAAGAACTTCATCAGGAGCATTCTCAATAAGTAGTTGATAGAAAGCCATTTCTTTTCTCATTGAGGAAGTCTTGTAGTCTTTCCATTGTCCTGTCTTAAACTCAAATGGAATTAGTTTGTTATTCTCAATAAAGATTCTATCAATGATTCCTTGAATATGAATCACATAATCTCTACTAAGAGGATATTTCTTAGAGAAGTCAGCAGGAATAGTAATTTCTGCATCAAACTTTCCTTCGTTTACAATAGGTAAGAATTCCTCTACCTTATCTTCGGCTCTTGCTTCAAGATACCGTTGTGCTTCAAATGCCGCCATAGTCAATGATTCATCATAGTATTCATCAACAGGCATTAGACTAGTGCAGTATTCTAAGACTTCACTACTGTTCATAGATTCTGCTTTCTTCAAGTCAAAATCATTGAAGAAATTTTCTCTATGATTGTGTAGAACAGTTCCCTTTCGCATGGCTTCTGTTTGGTCTTGAGGCAGTCGTTGGATATAACTGAAATCGTATTTCTTAGGACACCAATCGTATGAACCTAGAGAAGATTTAGTAATCTTCAAGATAGGTTTTGATGGGTCATCATAATTTTCAGGCAACCAATCGTATGTAAACTCCTTCATTGAGTCAATTCTTGCTTTGTATTTTTCATCTGTATTCATATTAAATTCCTCCATATTTTCTTCTTAATTTGTCATTTTCTTTCTTTGTTCTCTTGACTAGTTTACCGTTTCTATTGAGCCTTCTATGTCTTTCGCCACCTGCCAAAACCCAATTTTCGTATTTTTCTTTGTTTGCTTGTGCTTTGCATTCGTAATCTAAAAGGTCAAGCCAAAACAACAAAAACTCTTCAAATGTATATCCATCATTATTACCATCAAGATATTCTTGATGCCATTTTGCTCTTATTTCTTCTAATGTCAAAACCATTCCTCCAAACTCTTCTGTATTCTTCCTGTTCTAATAGATGATAAATCCCAACCCATAGCCTCATACACAGGCTTTGCTTTATCTACGACTTGTTGAGCATAGTGTTCCCAATCAGGAGTGTAATCTTTGAAATCAGCAAAGACTCTTCCTGAGATAAATTCAGCAGGTTTCTTTTCCTTAGTCAAGGGATTAACATAAGTCATACCTGAATTCTTTACCTTCAAGAACAAATAACTATCATCAAACTCAATATCTGTATTTTGCCATGCGTTGATAACCCCTGCAACTCCTGAACCTATGGTTGGCTTCTTATCTTCAAGAGTAGTAAAGACAGAAACTCTCTCACCACACTTATGAATTCCATTTTTTCCTTCGTTTTGACCGCATACTCTAACATTTAGAAGGTCTTTTAAGGCATATTTTCTACCGCAATCAGGACATTTAACCGAGAAACGAGCCTCTTTTAGGCGTGTTCTCTTGATTAACTTCGTGAAATCGTAGTTTCCATTCAAGACACTAACATAAGTCCTATGCAAATAGGCGTTTATTTTCTCCATCGGTTGTTGATTAGCCCACATTTGAAGCGTTTTTGTTTGAACTTCTTTGGCCATCTTTGTTTCTGATACTCTTTTTGCTATGAATCCTGTCATTGTGAACTTAGGTTCATCAAGCCAATTACCATCTTCCCAAGTAATCATACCTGCGTTTCGGTTCTTTACTGTCCCGACTCCTAGAGCATTGTAATACTTCTCAAACTCCAATACTACAGGGTGTTCATTGAGTCCTAGAACATTAGGGAAGTGTTCTCTAACGCTTGCTTCTATCTCTTTGATAGCCTCTTGAGCCTTCTCTACTGAATCTATTTGCACATAGATTGAATCTGTATGTCCGTAAACTACTTTCATTCGCTCAACTCCATATTTCTCATATCGTCCATTATTAATTCAAAAGTATAACGGCAATCAAAACAATAGTATTTCTCAAACAAAGGTGTTTTAACTGCATTACAATTACAACCTTCCATAGCACATATCATACTACCACCGTCACTATTGTTATTATGGTCACTATATTTACAATATTAACCATCATTAGTATTCTATTTGATTTTGCTATCATATTCAACAACTCCTCAAGTAATTCATTCGTTTTGTCCATCATCATGATTTACACCTTGTTCAATGTCTAAGATAATAGCATTACGCTTTAGATTATTCATCATCTGAAATATCTCTTTTACTTCTTGTAATGTTATATCCCATGTTTCTTCGGTATCATATGATACCTTTACTGTTACTATTTTAGTTCTCATAATCCAAACAACTCCTTATGACCACATACAGGACAAAGAAAAACTGCTTTCTCCTTTTGATGTGTATATCCCGTTTTACGGGGTTGGTAGAATTTTAAAGTCATTTCTCCATGACCACAATTTAAGCACTTCATATTTTCATCTCCTTTGCTTTGATAAGTGTTTTTCTGTTTTTACTATGAGTTAAAAAAGTATTTTCTATTTTTTTAAAATGTCTGTATGCTTGCGCCTTACTTCGCCTAACCTTTTTACAATATTGGTCTATTAGTTCTTTTTTGGAAACCCACCTTGAATTAGTAGTTTTTACTAAATCAGAATAAATGTTCCTAAAAGCATTGTGAACATCAACATCAACATGAAAACCTTTTCTTTGTTTCGCAATTAATTCAAGTGCTTCTCTAGGAGAAATTTCTAGTTCTTCAATTAAAGCAGCAATTTGTGACATTACATTTTTACCATTATGGTATTCTAGTATAGAATATACTTGTTCTATTGGTATAGAAAACCATTCACCTTTGATACATGAAGAACTAAATTTAGAATGATATTTTTTTTCTAATTTTAGGGGATTGTCAGTTTTAATAAACCCTAATAATTCTATGCCAAAAGGACTAGCAACTTCCATATCTACTACCCTATGAAAAGGATTGTTGTAGGTAGACATTCCTATTTTAATAGGGTCTAATCCCTTATGTTTAACAAAATAAACACACCCCATTTATTCCATCTCCTTCGCTTTAAATGCGGCTAATCTAATTGCTTCTCTAGCACTAGCAGTAATACTAGCGGCTAGTTTTGGATTAGCCCAACTAAACCCTGTAAATCCAATGATGCCGTAGAAAGATGCAGATAGCCTCTTAACTGCCATTTGATTATTATACCATTTCATATACTCACCGTTTGGTTTTCCTCTAGCCTCTTTCATTTTGGCTTTGTATTCATTTCTTAGTTCTTTAAGTTCTAATACTGCTCTAGGCAATAGTCCCAACTTGTCTGTTTTGAAGTAAATCATATCCTCACCTACAGGTTCGCTGAAATCTCTAGGAGTTAGAATATTAACACCAAACTCCGTAGGCTCATCAGAAATAGTTTCCCAACTAATATTTCTAGCAATCATCATACTAGGATATAGACCTGCGAAATCAAAAGCGGCTACATTAAGATGTAATCCGTTTGTTCCTTCGCTAAGTGGGTCATATATCATAGCCCCTTGATACGCTTGTTTCTTTTCTTTCTTGTTTCCTGTTGGTGCTTTCCACCAAGCATTTCTCATGAAGTAAATACTACCCATGTGGGAAGCAAAAAAGCAAGCATCAAATGGTGCTTTTAGTAGCCTTTGAAGTGCTAGAATAGCCTCACTACAATAGTTTGATTCATCAATTTCTACCATTAGTTCTACATCTAACAAAGCATATTCAAGATAAGTTTCTGTATCTTCTAGCCACGCTCTACGATAAAACTCGTTAGGGTCAGGAAACTTTTCAGATACTAATTTGTTCTTACCCAATACTTCTTCCGATACATAATCCAAAGATAGCGAAGGTAGCGTTCCTCTTTGTGAATCATTCCATTGACGCTCAAACGCCATATCAAGATTCAAAGTAATTCTTCCTCCAATAGGTTGTTCAATTGGTGAAAACCCATTATCATAGTAAAGAAACTTGAACCCTTCATTCTTAGTTTTTCTAATACCTTTGATAGAACCAATAGGCGACATAATCAATGGATTAAGTCCTACTGCACACGCTCTTTCAAGAAGTTTAGGAACATCAGCAAAATTACCAAACCAAGCAATCAACATATCAGGGTCTTTTACAACCATAGTTGTCATGAAATGTGCAATCATTTCTTTTTCAGAACCAAAAACATATTTTGGTTTTGTCTTGTCAATTTCATGTTTGTATTTATTAGGAAACCAAACCCAATGATGATACTGCTTATCATAATTATCATACGCTACAATAGTAGTAATCTTACCATCATGTTCTCCGCCTTGTTGCCATTCCATATCCCAATACCACTTACGCATATCATATTCAGGCATATCATGTAGTTCATCTACACAGTATCTAAAGTGATAAGGCACATCAGCCTCATATGTTTTAGAAAACTTATCTTTAGCCTTTCTAATATCGTAGGAGTTATCTACAAACACTTTCTTTAGTGGTGTGCCGTCAATATTAACCCAATCACCATGAAGATACTCAAACTCTCTAGTAATATATTTACTAGGTCTGTATTGAGGCTTCTCGGTTTCAGTCTGCTCAACAAAGAAATACGGTCTGAATTTGACTTGCTCAAATCTCCTCTCTCCGTTTTCTCTCCATGCTTTGTAAATTGTTTTTCCATCTTCCATTTTACTAATTATCATTGGTATTCCTCATTATTATTTCACCCGTTTACTGTTGGGGCTTTGACCATTAATCTATCATTTGCTACAATAAGCAAAGGGAATTCATCTTTTACATAGAAGTTTAGTAATTGGTCTTTATCAAAGAATGAATAAAGCGGCCCACTAAACTCTAGTGTGGCTTCTTCTCCTAAGTTATATGCAGGTGTAATAGTGGCTGAATATTTACTAGAAGTGTTATTTCCACTAGAGAACTCAACATTCTGTTCTTTGTAGTCTAACTTGTAAATACCCGATTTGGCCAACTCACACGCTTTTAGCGTATTCTTGAACTGTTCTTGATTAAGAGTAAATGCCCCTTCAAAGGCAGTTTTGTTAAAACCAAACAACTTCTGTGGGACAGGCTCGTAAACAACATGGTTGCCTAACATAGTCCTAATTCTAGTAATGGCTTCAAAACCACTATGAATAGCCACTTTCTGCAAATTCGCATTTTTAGATTCCTGACTTAGTTTAATCATATCTCCTATGTCAAACTGAACATTCCCATCAAAGGTTTTCAAGAACGGTATCATTTCTTTTGCATCGGCAATAAAATTACCATCTTTAGTTCCTTCAACTTCCATATTGATACAAACAATAAATGTTGTATCTCCATTCCACATACTCAAGTTATTATCCTTCAATTCAGCCCAAAACAAAGAACCGATACTAGAGTTAGAAAAGCCACCTGTAGTCAAGTGCTTTCCTTTTACCTGTATCTTATCTAATGCGTTTTGCATTTCCTTACTATCTACTGTAAACATCATTCTTCATCACCACCCCAATAAGGGTCTAGCCTATCATTAGGTATCATATCCCAACTGTTTTTCATTGAATCCTCAAATGCTACTGAATCAATAAAATCAGGGTTTTTCAATAACAACAATGGCTTATGCCAATCGCTATCTTGTTTAGCCTGTTCTATTGCTTCATTCATTTGTTCTACTTGTTCATCGTTTAATTCAACCCAATAGACCATAGCGTGTCTTTGTCTATTTAGTTGCGCTCTCATGGTAATGGTCATTGGTGCATATCCCATGCCCTCGCATTCCATAAAAGACTCTAAACCATGTGCATCTGCTATACCGCAAAATGTCTTCAAATATTTCCCTCCCTCATATCAGGAATACCGTTCCAATTTACCTTACCATCACCGACTTCAAGGGTTTCCCATGTTTTGCCGACTAGTGCAGTATTTGTTTTACTGCTAAGTAAGGTAGATTTGTAAACAACATCTCCTTTCTTGAGGGTTCTTTTTGTGTTAATAATTTGATGTAGGTAGTCGCCCCAATTGTGCCAATTAGGTTTAGTTCCTACTACTTCTCCTGTTGCGCCATAATCAGCCTTAGCGTGAGTAATGTAAATTTGGTCGCAATTTAGATTCTTACACATCATCAAAAGAGAATAGAACGGAGCATTTCTCTTACCCCATTCAAACTTCATCTTCTGTGGTTTTCCAATCTTAGAAGAACCTGTGACATGAAGTGTGCAACAATCTAGCCACTTATCTACTCCATCAAATACAAAGAGAACATTCTCTCCTTCTTCAATCTTAGACTTTACAAACAAAACAAAATCTTCTGAATTTGCTTCTGACCTTTGAATATCTAGTTCACCATTATGATTCCTTACTTCGGGATTCCATAATGTAATTCTATCTGTGCAATCATGGTTTTGCCTCCATGTAGGCTCGCAACCATCGTCCCAATCCAAAACATAAATTTGTTTATCGGGAAAATCAAGAGCAATACCGCTTTTTACGGTCTTTGGTTCTCCCCAAACACCACAAATTAGACGGTTTGTTCGTCCTAGTCTTCCTTCTGTTTGCCTCGTCAATTTATCCTTAAAAGCAATAACTCTAGCGTTGTTATACATTTCGCTATCTACCACTACTTCTTTCTTTCCGCTTGTCAATCCCATATTTTTCACCATTCCATTATATCTTCGTTTTCAATTGTTATCTCTTTTCCTCTAACTTTAGACCATTCTTCTAGCAAATGCCTGAGAGCGTCTAAGTCTTGACAAACAAATCGTGCTTCTTTACTACCAATGTGTAGTTTAGCCCAATAAGTTCCCTCAACTCTCTCATTTTCTTTCCATGTGATAAAATCCACATTGAACAAATCAACCATATAACTGTTTGATTTGATTAAGTATCTGTTTTCCTTTAACTCATTCACTGTAATTCAACTCCTTTAAATTCAGCATATCGGTTTACTAGTTTATCTAATTCACTAGAACTAATATGGTTTATGATAGGGTTGCCTACACCTGAATATATCTTAACTTCAACACTATCCCCATGATAATTCCATGAAATATGTTGAATGTTCTTATAGTGGATAAAGGCTCTATCCGTCATTACTGCATTCCTATATATCTTCATCTTAATTTCTCCAAAAGCATAGGGCTTCGCACCCATTTGAATGTCAATTTCCCCTTTAAGTTCACATTTACACTTAATCCGCATTAGTTTCCGACATGAATTCTGTAATGTCGCCAACTCATCATACCGCATCATCATCTAGGCTCATCACACCTAACGACATTTCTACGGGGAAACTAATTAGAGTTTAATCTCAAAACCAATCAAAGTCTTCCTCCATTGGTTGTGAAACTTCTACTGCTGAACCTTTCCTTTCTACACAAAGAAGACCTGAAACATTTATTGTCACAGGTTCTACTCCTTCATCGGTGGTTCTTTGACTTGTTCTTCCTACAATAATTACAGAAGAACCAATACCAAAGTCTAGAGTTAGATGTTCAGGAATCCAACAAGTTGTTATTCCCAAACCATCGTTATCAAAGTCCATTTCAGTATTCAAATCACTTATGTTTATGATTCTGTTTCCATTAGAAGCGGGAGTCATATTCATGTTTGTCACTGTTCCGTCTGTAATAATATATCTTTCTTTAGAAGGAAGTCCTTGTCTTTCAAGGTGCGCTCTATCTAACTCAACTAGTGGAGTCAAATGACTATCAAAGTTGCCTTGTAGAGCCTTCTCAAACTCAAAGTCTGACATATCCCTGTATAGTTCGTTTTCAGGGTTCATATCTGCATTTAGAGTAAGACTGCTTGAAGTCAAGTCTTTAGCCCCATACAAATTAAGCCCGTCATCACTAGCAACACAAAGGAAATGCACCCACTCAAATGTGTTAGGTGCAAAATCTACTCCGCCTTGATTCTTGTATGAAAAGAAATACGGCTTCATTTCACCTTGACCTAGTGAACCATAGAACACACCTGTTCTACGCATTTGTTCCTTTGGTAGTGGTTTACCGTAGTTATTGTTCTTTCCACCATTCATGTAAGTAACAGTATTATCTAGTGGAATAAACACTCTTCCATCTTCAAGTGTTTCAGCACCATCGGGCAAACTTGCTAAGACCTTTTCTCTATACTCATTATTATGGTATCTAGAAACAGTCCACTTACCCAAAGCGTTTTCATTAGCCACCGCTACAATTCCGTTCTCCAAAGCATTATCAGAATCTCTTAGGAATTCTTCTTTTGCTCTTGCTCTATTCCAACTCATCATATCTCTAGGTGCATCAAGGGAAACGAAGAAACCGAATGCATTTTTGTAGTAAGAATCATTACTGTTATTACTATCGTTATTTGCATTTGCATTTCTTCGTGCGTTAGCAACAAAATTACGCCATAGACCCTTTGCGATTGGGTCATCTACGCTTAGTCCGTTCTCGGAACAAATCTCCTCAAACTTTGCTAACGCCTCTTCTACACTCATATTGATGTATTGTGCGCTCTTTTCTATCTCTTTTCTCGTTTCTTCTGGTATCATATTTTCACCTTACCTTTTCTGTTTTTCTCCGTTTTTGTTATCCTCACAATAACTGCCCCACTAGCCATGATAGCAATAGTTTCGGTGTCATTGTATTGGAACGCCATTCTGCTTCTCCTATTGTTCTTAAAAATTTGAATTTAACATTATTATCAAGCCCTTCTGCATTGATAATCGCTTCATGTAATCCGATACAGACCTCTCTTACGGTCTGTCCTTCATACAGTAAGTTATGAATATCGTTTAGCACATTGGTATTTTTATTGATTATCTTCATTATTATTTTCTTGTAGTCTTCTAGGCTGACTTCTATCTGCTTCTGTAGTGTTGAATCACTTGACTTGGCCGCTTGAAGTTCGGTTATTGCCCTACGAATATCACCGTTCATGGCATATATAAAGGGGTTCAAATCGTCCCTAGAAAAGCGAGTTATATTCTCTTTGTCAAGGATATTCTCAACAACATTCAACATACTTTCTTCTGTAATTGGTTTGAAGTGGTAATTAGCACATCTACTTTGTAATGCAAAGATAATCTTGTTTCTATCATTACAAGTAATAATGAATCTAATGTTGCTAGCATATCTTTCCATAATACGCTTCAAAGCATTTTGAGCATCATTAGTCATACCGTCCATTTCATCTAGTAAACACATTCTAAATGGAACATCACCATAAGTAGCACTTTGAGCAAAGTTCTTAATTTTGGTTCTTACTGTTTCTAAGCGTCTATCATCTGATGCATTTATTTCAATGAAATTATCTGTAAATGCATCTCCTAACATTGTCTTTCCTAAAACAATACAAGCACTTGTCTTCCCATTACCCGGATTTCCGTAGATAAGAATATTAGGCATATTGCCTTCTTCTTTCCAAGAATGAGCGTCCATTACAAAGTGTTCTTGTCCGATAATATCTCCTAGTTTACTCGGTCTGTATTTCTCCGTCCATAACATAATTATTCCTCCATTTCTATTAGTTTCTGCAAGTAAATAGCCAAATCCATAGCCTCTTCTTGAGCATGGATTAACCATTCTTTTCTTGTCAGTTGTTCTTTCTCCATTGTTACACCGTATTTGATTTCTCCAATATCGGCTCTCATCATTATTTTCTTACAAACTTCTTCTTCAATTCTACTCATTGTTTAACCCTCCAAATGTGGCCTTTTGCTTTTCTACTGTAGCGAACTTTCTCAAATTCTTTGCCTCGTAAAACTTGTCCTATTTGATAAGAGGTAAAAGAATTAGTGAAAGTGTCTGTTTCTTTTAGTAAATAGACAATTTCTCTTGTTGTTAATTCTTTATCTCCCATTACCTTTATCAGTCTTAATTTAAATGCTTTTGTCATATATAATCCTCCAACTTTTTCTGTTGCGCTTCTGGACTTTTACTCACCTTTCTACGCATCTTTTTCTTTTCGCCTAATCCTAGTATTCGGCATTCAGCGTTATTTAGTTTCTTTTGAAAAGATGAAACTAAGGTCTTATCCATACAAAGTTGCCGTAAGACTTTTGGATTTTTTACTCCAAGTCTTCTTGCTAACTTAGGTATTTGCGAATACTTTTTTCTTTGAGGCATTGAAAGCCTCCCAAATGATTTACCACTATGAGCATAGGCTAACATCTCATAGAAGTATCTTTGACTCCATCTTCTCTTTACTACACCATCAACAAAAATCAACTTGTTAGGGTGTATATTTTCAGCAAGCCAAGAAATAATCTGTGTATCTGATGGCTTATTGAACAATAATAGTTTAGCCATTAAATCTCTATCTGACTCTCTTAGATACTCATTCACTAAGGAATATGTATCTCTTTCATAGGAAGATGGTTCTTCACTATGTATCGCCATAGTAGCAATTTCATTTCTCAAGTGATTTACTGAACCTGCTCTTTTAATCTGACACATAGTTTTGATTTCTTTAGGAACTGATTTCTCATTAATTGAAGTCAATACAACTTGTCCTTTGTATAGTCTTAAGATTGTCAATATGCCTTGCTTATCAGCATTGTAATGCACATCTTCAATGATAATCCCATCTTCTATGGGGTGAGAAAATACATCAAAGTCTACATCATCTGCATAGACTATCTTAGGATTATTAACAAAAGTCTTAGCCTTAGTGGACTTTCCTGTTCCTGTTTTTCCTGTAATCAAAATTGCTCTATTCTTATTCATTGTGGTTAATCCCATTAAATTACCCCTTTTATTTTCATTAGTATTTCTATTCCTTTTGCCTGTCTATGATGGCCATTTGATATTATGTGAACCGCTTGTCTAAAATCAGACCATTCACCTTTAGCATCAGGTAGGTTAGGAACTAACTTGCTTATCTTGTAAAGTTCCTTTATTCCACCTATACGCAGTATTGGTTTTGGTCTTGAATTATGTTCTTTTTCTTTGAAAGTAGATTTGATTTGGTGTTGTTCAAGGCTTCTTTGAATACCTTTCAAGAAGGCTTCTTCTCCCCTAATATTCAAACGCAGTCTTGCGTTATACCCTATACTAGAAGTATTATTTCTTTCTATATGGAGTTCCATTTTAGCAACTCCTAGAATAATACCGATAAGCATATCCTTACTATACATGAGATACGCTCCTATTCATTGAAAGATATTCGGCTTTGTATTTTAGATACTCTAAACCATCTTCTATGATATGCTTAATGATAGGTTCTATTTCTTCCTTATCACCTGCAAACACAAAAGTAAGACTTGTTCCTCTATATACATTCCAAGCAACTGCTTGTTCTTCATTTATCTTGTCAAAGAAAACTGCCATTGATTTAGCGTGTTCAGTTATTTGAACTACTAGTCCTTTGATTAGTAATTCAACTTCTTCATCTGATATATCAGCATAGACAATGAAAGTGAAACTTGTGGCTACGCCATGACGCTCAATCCATTTCTGAATTTCAACATCATTAAACATAGCATTCACTTCATGTATTCTTCATGCTCAGGCCAAAAGCCATTAGGTGCAGTATTTGTTTCTAACCAAAAAACATGAGCCGCACTTATGGTCTTAGACCCTTTGTTTAAAGCATTTTCCTCCGCATTAGCAAGGATATTCAATAATGCGGTTTCTAGCCATTCAGCGAGGAAATACCTTGCTGACCTTGAAACTCTTAAGTCTGTATTTTGTTTAATTAGTTTAGAAAGATTTAATGTTGTTTTTGGTTTTTCTCTAACATATTCTTCTTTCTTTGGTGTAATCAAAACATTATCTTCTACATACGGACATTCTTCTATTGGAATAATAAGAGGTTTACCACCTGCTCCATCATTCAATACATTTCTAAGAACCGCATTACCATTTTCTAACCTAACGCAACGATAGGTTTGAGGTTGTCCTTGTTTATCTTTTATGATAGTCATTCCGCCTTGTTCTATCATTCTAATGCCTCTACATCTTCTAAAGTATTACAATCAGAAACAAACTTATCATCTCTAATTCTTTTACATCTTGGGAATCTTAATCCAATATTGTTAGAAGCATCTCTAGTAACTAAATCAGCACTAACTTCCAAAACAACTCTAGGAAGGAAATGATATGTTGGTGTTTCAAATCTCTCAACAAGAGGTCTTAGTTCTCTTGTTAGTCTAAGTAAATCCTCATCACTAAATCCTGTTCCTACAGAACCTACAGGAATCCACTCTCCTTCATTTCTTACACCAATACCAAATGTAGCAAATACATTTGACTTAGCACCTTCACCATATTTAGCATTAAGAATAGCAACATCTAATTCAATTCTTGGAGGTTTATACTTAGCCCAACCAATACTTCTCTTACCTGCTTCATAAGGCAAAGAAGCATCTTTGACAATAATACCTTCAAATCCATCATTGATTGCTTGATTATAGAAGCCCAATACATCACCATTTTCAGGCATTCTATGTGCTTGATTAGGAATATCTTTCATCTTCTCAAGTCTTTCAGTATATTGTAAATCCATAACTGTTTCATTACCAATCTTAAGACAATCAAAGACAACCCATTCAACAGGCACTCTTTGTCTTGCTTCTTCATGATTCTTAGAATGAACTCTTGTTCCCATTAGTTTATGTTCAGCAGGAGTTCCATCAGCATTAATAGGATAAATCTCTCCATCAAGAATACAATCTACTTCGTATGCTCTAACCAATTCAACTACATCTTGAAACTGTGGAGTAGCAATCTTACCTTTACGATTAAAGATAATTACGCTATCTCCTTGCTTATGAATCTGATAACGGTTTCCGTCATACTTGTAGTCTACAATCTTGTTAGTAGGCCATTTATTCATAGGCACATCTTTAGCCAACATAGGAGCAACAAATGTTCCGTGTGATAGAACTGTAGGAGGGTTTTCACCCATCTCATAGTATGTTGCAGTTCTTTCAATATCGTTTACATTCAAATGCTTCTTTACTTCACTTACTTTCTTATCGTAGTATTTAGCCATAATCTTAACAACTGTTCCTTTGTTAATTCCGTTTCTAGGGGTTCTTAGCAAGTAGCGAATAAACCATCTACGCTCTAGTGCTGACATATCCCTAATAGCAAAATAAAAGGTATCATAGTTAGTAGAAGTAATACTACCATAATCCATTTCCAATAATCGCTTAACATTAGCAATACTGAAATGGTTTCCTTGTGTTTCAGCAGAAGAATCTAGATAGTATATTGCATCTCCTAAATCATTATGCGCTACATAACTCCCTTCTAGTTCATCTTCAAAAATATCAAAAGCCTTAGCAAGCCATTTCTTAGCCTTAGCAAGACCAAGATTATTTGCTTCTAATTCATCTTTTGACAGAATAGAAAGCACCAAAGGCACATCATCAAAATTCGTCAAGTCGTCTGATATTCGTTTTATTTGCTGAGTCGGTGTTATCCCGTCTGTTGATTCTAACATTCGGCTCATGTTTATCCAATTCGTCATCTATAATCATCTCCATATTCTTATTCAGTTTAATAACCAATTCTTTTAGAAGGCGGGATATTTCACCTTCGTTTCTTTCAGCGTAAGACCACATAGCATTCGCTAAGTAAATCCATTCACTCTTCTTCATTCTTAGCACCTTGCTCTAAAACCTGTAATAGGCGTAAGAAGTTAGTCATCATGTGTTGCACAAGTTCCGCTTCTTGGGTCTGTTCTTGCTCAATAAATCTGTGAAACAAATGAATCATAGTTGCTTGAGTAATAGCAGGTGCAAGTTTTGATAATGAACCGTTGCTGAATATCTCCCAATAACAAATAAATGATGCTCTTGCTAAGTAATTACCTCTTGCTACATCATTATAACCTTGATTAAAATGGTCAAGTGCTATTGGGTTCATTTTCTTTAGTTTCTTTTTCATGGCTTTACACCATTCATCAAACTTCTTATCATTTACAGTTACCATATACAATTTACTATTCATCTTCCATACTCTCCTTTAGTGTAATCAAATTCTCAATACACCCATGCACTAAGGCATAGGCTCTTTCAATATGTAAAGGCTGAACTCTACAACCTTCACCGCTATTAGGCGGCTTATCCATATATACTTCAATTAGGCTAGCAAACTCCTCTAGTAATCTAGAAGAACATCTAGCAAACTTTTCTGTTGTTCCATCTCCAAAAGAACGCTTTGGATTAGGACTCCTAAGAAGTCTATTTGCTTCTCTAATACTAATACTATGTTTCATTCTAATTCTCTCCTTAATATTTCTAGCAAGTAATTTGCTTCTTCTATATTCAATCTAATTCCTTTATTGGTAGGCTTATCATTCTTAAACCACCTAATATCAACTACTTCAATATTCCAATACTTTCCTTTCTTTATTAGGCATTCAGTTGTAGAATCACGGACAACACGCCCTACAATAGGCATTTCACTCATGCAAACCACCCCTGTTTGAATTTGTCTAACTCGGCTCTTGACTTGAAATATCTAGGAGTATCTAATTCATCTAAACGATTAACAACCCAACACGCACCGCCAAGAGAAGAAACTTGAACAACCTCGTATTGTCCTCCATTGGCTTCTAGAACTTCTAGAGTATTAACTTCAGGAACTAAGCCATACTGTCTAGTTATCTCACTTGCAATATCATGAATATTATCAACTACATACTTTACAATATGAGAGCGTTGAATTGGTATTTTAGGAGCAACATCAATCTTCAATACTCCTGTCATTTTACAGACATGGCATTTGTTTCCTTCACAAATAGGACATTTGATTTGAGCCTTATGTGGTGCGGGTAATGTTATTGTAACTGCTTTCTTTTTCATTTTCTCATCACCTTTACGCACTTCTCACATACACCGTAGCGTCTTAGATAATAAGTATCTGTCGTTCTAATACGCCTTTTGCATCTAGGACAATCTTCTGTCATCATTTTTCCCTCCTATCTACATTAAGAGTTCCATCTTTGTTTTTAGTTAGAATAGTCATAGAACCGTCCTTGTAAACAATTGTCATTCTTACTATTTCTTTGTCGTCAAACATATTCATTCCTCTTCTGCATTTTCAGCCCATTCAATTTTATCTTGCATTTCAAGACCAAATCTGTGTTCATATTCTATAAGAAAATCAACTACGGTTTCAACACAACCTACCTGTTCTACCATATCTTCTATGTCTTGCTTACCCCAATCACAAAGATTGGTAGCAACATAACAGGCTAAATTCTTCATTTGTTTATATCCCATTTTTATTCCTCCAACAGAACTGCTACATCTGTAGTATAGAACAGTTGAGCGATAGACATAGCCGCCAAGAAACTATTTTTTGTTACCTTAACAGGGTCAAACACACCTGCTTCTTTCAAATCACAATATGTTCCTGTTAAGGCATTGAATCCTAACGAGTCTGCTAAATCATCTTCATGCCAATCGCTATTACGATTGCTATTCATAAGTAATGTATTGTAAGGAGCGTGTAAAGCAGTCGCTAGCCAATTAAATTCTGTTTCTACTTCATCACCTGCATGGGCTAATGACACTCCACCGCCTAGAATAATACCTTCTGATAATGCGGCTTTTGTAGCATTAAGAGCATCATCTAGTCTTTCTTTCTTTTCTCTTAGTTCAAGAGAAGAAGAAGCACCAATCTTAATTGTGGCTACACCGCCCATTAGTCTTGAAATACGAGTCTTTACTCTAGCCTTATCATGACCTTTCATATCCTCTAATTGGCTTTTTAGTTGTTCAATTTGTGGTTTGGTATCTCCTTCTCCGCCAACAATAGTTGTAGTTTCTTTAGTAATAGTAATTGTAGCACAAGTTCCAAAATCACCTAGAACAACTGTAGAAGGGTCGTCTTTACTCTCAGCAGTATAGATTGTTCCTCCTACCATAGCCTGTATGTCTGCTAATTCATCTAGTTGCTTATCTCCATAATTAGGAGCAAGCACTACACAACATTCTACTGTTTGATTCATTAGATTCATAATTAGATTGTTAAGTGCTGAACCTGACATACCCGCACAAAAGATAACGAGTGGCCTACTGTTAGAAGACGCTAACTCTAGCATAGGAATCAAATCCTTAAAATTCTTAAACGCTAGATTAGAACTAAAAATTAGAGGGTTAGTATATTCAGTTTTACCGCTTGAATTGTTAGCCATTAAATGACTAATGAATCCTTCAGGAATTTCCATACCTTCTCTATACACTAAGTCCGTCTTATGTGTTTTAGATTCTTCTACAGTGACAATTCCATCTCTACCTACTTTCTTCAAAGCGTTGCTAATGAGTCTTCCAAGTTTTCTATCGTTATTAGCAGCGATAGTTGCTACTTCAATAATATCATCATCTTGTATTTGCTCGGCTCTTTCTTCTAGAAACTCTATTACATCATGTTTGAACCTAGCAAGAACACTCATTACATGGTGAGTAGTATGGCTATCATCTAACAAGGCTAACTTATTACAAAGTGCTTGAGCCAAGATACAAGCAGTAGTAGTTCCATCACCGCTTCCTTCTTGTGCTTTATGCGCTAGGTTTTGAACCATCTGAATACCCATCTGAACATAAGGGTCTTCGCTACTAATATGTCTTGTAATGGTTACTCCGTCATTAATAATAACAGGAGGATTACCTTGCAGTATAACGGTTTTGGCTTGTGGGCCAAGTGTAGGTTTTACTGTATTAGCAACCAAATTAATTCCTTCTAACAACTTTTCCTTTACTTCTTTTCCGTGTATAATCATTCCATCACCGCCATAATTTGAGCAATTGGGACGAATTTATATCCATCATATTCCTGAATAGTTCTTGCTTCACTGAATATAACTGTTTTACCAATTAAAGAAGCATCAACCTTACAGTCTACAACTTTCCCAATATTATTCTCTTTCATCATAATTCCGCCCGAAGACGCAACTTCTTGTTCTACTATTACATAATCTCCTACTGCTTTCATTTTTCACACCTACATACTTTTTCTATTCTATAGAATGTCCCACATATCTCACATTGAATTGGTATTGCTCCACACATTTATTTCACCTTAAATTTGTTATTTCTTGCTATTTGACAACAGACCCTAATTTTCTGTGTTGATTGTAGATTCCAAAATTCATCGTCATTCCAACCAAACTTAAACTCTACATATCGGCAAAGTTCTTTTCTAGACATTTTTTGGAATTCATCGTCAATAGGAACACCTAAGATAACATCTGTATCTTCATGCTTAACAAAACTATCAAGCACTACATAGATAACTCCCATCAAGTAAATTAGTTTCTTAAGCGTCCATTGAATCATTCCTCTTCTCCCTCCACAGGTAATGCTATCCAACCATTAGTTCCAAAAGAAGTCCATACATGAGTCTTGTAAAACTGTTTCAATTCTTTATCCTTTTCAGTTTTCTTAGACCAAGTAATGCCTTTGACCTTTCTAATGTTTTTATCATTAGGGTGTCTTTCCTGATGAGCCTTTTGTTTTTCAACTAATGTTGAAGAAACAAACTCTTCCTTAAATTCAGCATACTTTACTTTCTTCCTATTCTTCCTCATTTACATTCCCCCATGTCTGTATTCTTTCTACTTCCGCATTACGATAAATCTCTAGTTGCTTAGGATTAGATTGTTGCCAATAACCGTAGTGGTCATATTCCCAACCACCTAAAACAAAGGCTTCTTTCATTAGAGGTTGCCAATTAGATACTGTTCTAATATCTACACCACTAAAGTAAGCACTACCAAACGGGTGGGTATGAATCCAACACTTAATCGGTAAAGTCATACCAATAGGAGGTTTCATTCCAAACTCCACATATCCTGATGAACCTGTAGAAACATAACAATTATTCTTACCATCAATAACTACTTGCACTTCAAGATTAGGTAGTATTTCTGTAGAAGAATGCCAAATAGCACTAAAGAAATCTTCACTTCTAAAGTATGTAAAATCTAATTTATCTCGGTCTTCCCAAGTCAATTCCCAATCATTATGATGATTGACTGATTCTAATTCTAGATTCGCATTATGAAACCATTTTTCTAAAATGTGTTGTTCAGCCTTTTCTCTAGCCTTTTCTAGAGCCTCAAATTCTGCTTCCGCTTTAGCAATTTCTATTTCATTAAGGTAAGCATCATACCCGTCATCATCACCATTCTTCTCTTGTTCTCTCAAAGCCCAATCACTACTCTTACTCATTATTCATCACCTTCCAATTTCTTAATTTTATTCTTAAGTTTGTCAATTCTCTTTTGCTCCCGCTTGGCTTTCCTTGCCTCTTTTGCTTGTTTCCTTCGCTCTCTACGGCTTGGTTTTGATTCCTTGACCTGTTTTGCCCTATTCTTTTTGACGGCTTTAGAGGCCTTCATAACTAGGGCAATTTTGTCGGGGTTATTGGAGTTAATCAAGGTTTCTAGTCTTGAAGCGATATTACCGTAAGTTGTGGCATATCTTTCTGTAGCCTCATCAATAGTCAAATCATAGAAATTGATTAGTAAATCCAAATCCTTTTCATTCGTCCAAAATCCTTTATTGTCATTCATCATGTTTTGAAGCATATCAATAACTGAACTGTTCCTTAGTTGAGATTCAAGAGGTTCAGGAGGATATGTAGCATGAATCGCTCTATCCTTAATCCAATTCTTTTTCTCAGGTAAATGATATTCTACAGTATTATGCTTATCACCGTTTACTTTTGTTTTTACACTCTTAAGATGCTTATTTTTCAACTCAACAAACTTGTCAGCGTTCTTCTTTGAAATCTTCTTACCTATTAGGCGTTGAACATCACCTTTCTTAGGTGGCCAAACAACCTTCAAAGGCAATAGTTTTCTTTGTGCCTTAGAATAGCCATTTCTATCAGAAAGACCTGCGGCTAACAAATCAGCATCAATAACTACTTTCTTAGTATTCCAACCTTGACGGTTAGTTTGTTTTTCTTTAAGAGCATACCATTGTCTGTTTAATGCTCCTTTTGTTCGCCCAAAGGTTTCAGAATACTTTTCTGCTTCTTTACCACTTTTACACTTCAAGATTAAATTAATTTCTTGCTGAGTGTATGGCGTTCCTTTCTTAGGCTTAGAAGCATCTCTTACCTTTTTACCGATAGAAGGGGTTTTATTATACAAGAGATAATTATATTGTCTTGTAGAAATACTCTTCTTAAATTGTTCAGTAAATGCTTGCTTGCTCTTATCTATAGAAAAACCATTATGATAACATTGGTGAATAAAATTCACTTGTTCAACAGGCCAAGCCATGTATTCTTTCTTTTCTTTGACGACTTGCTTAGGTTTTCTATTAACCCTATCTCCTACAACTCTCTTGTATTTTTGATATACGGTTGCTTGAGTTCTAGGTGTTCCAAACTTAGTAGACATTCTTCTTGCTATCTTAGCAAAAGTCCACCCTTTTTGTCGCCTTGTAATCATATATGCTATTTCTTCTTCTGTGTATTTTTTTCCATTCATATTTATGCCTCCAAATGTTCGCTCATTTCCATTGTAAATTCCCACTTGTGAAAGAAATCATGTCTAGCGAGAAACCCTCCCGCTTCATGAATTGGCCCAATATATTTTGAGCCACAAATTTGACAATAAACCATAACAATTCTTTCATCGTATGTTGAGCCTTTATTATCGTCTATGTCAATTGTTCTTCCTATGTCATCTTCGGTGTATTTCACCAATATGACCCCCATCTAGGTAGTGTTTCTAGTGTCTTTAGTGTTCCGTTCCACCAATTAAGAGCAGTTTCATCATCATAATCACTACCTAATGCGTCAATTGATAAGTTAAGTAGATTCAAAACCGCCCTCTCCTCATCAGTAATAACATCTGAATAGTCTGTGGTAGATACCATAGTAATCTGTGCAACGAGTGTAGGAATACTCTCTCTAATTGAGTTAATCTTAATCTGTTTTTGTTCTTCCTCATCTATGTGCTTCATACATTCACCACCTTAAAATCACAAACCTCTTCACCGTTAAACCAACGCTGAACCCATTGTGCGCCCATTCCTGCAATAGCAACTTGCATGAAATGAACTCCTTTGTTTGAACCGTCCCAAGAATCTCCTTGACAACTAAATGACCGTTCTTCACCTGCTAACAATGTATCATACATTTTAGGGTCAGCAGTATAAGATACCATAGCCGCATTACGACCTTGCGCTCTCAAATCTAACCATTTCAAATCTTTACAATTATACATGGTTCGTCTTAGTCCAATATTATCTACACAACAAATAACCAAGTCATATCCTTGCATTTGTTTTTCACTAAGAATAGGGAATTGAATTGCCTTATTTACTGAACCGCTATAATTATCTGCCATGTTGGTGGCTTTGTTTTGACCAACACTAACAATTTTAAAATTCTGATATGGTAGGTTCTTTGTTTCTACCTTATCAGGGTCGGCTACTGTAATATCATACAAACCTACTCTATCTAATACAGGAATCAGAAAACTTCCAATTCCACCTGCTCCAATAACTAATACTTTTCTCATTCATACCACTTCCTTTTTGATTTAAATTCTACTCCACAATTTTCCATAATTCGTTTTATACTGTAAATTACTTCTTCCTTCGCTTTTTGGGTAGGCACATAACCTGTGCAACTACCTTCAAATTTCAATATATATTCAACTAAATAATTAGTCATATTTACATAATCTTTCTTTAGCAACTTAATCTCTCCTTCCTGCATGAGGCAAATCTACTTCATTAATCTCCCAAACTCTACCTTGTTCAATTAGCGGTTGTAGTTCTCCATGCCAAAATGTTCCCCATTCATCTGCAAATCCTTGAACATAACCAAAGTATAGAGGGTGTCCTCCATAATCTTCTTCTTCTATTTCAGTCACAAACCAATACCAACCGCTAAACGATTCATACCCTTTGATAACTTCTTTATCTCCTACATACAATTTTCCATCTTTATTCTTTAACATATTTTCACTTCCATATTTTTTGATGGGTAATTATCCCCACAGTTTTTCCATGCACAGATAAACGGAGTATTTCACCGTCTACCTCTACATCAGTAATATCATCAATAAACTTCCTAAGCCACATCAATATCTTTTCTTTATCTTTCATCTTATTCACCTATTTTACTAAGTTCTTGACCTTTCAATTCTTTGACTGAATCTACTCCAATCAAAGCAAGTATCTTCTTACATTCTTTACCAATCTTAGTCCTGTGGAATCCTGTCTTTTCAGCAATATACTTACAAGAATATCCTCTCACAAACACTTCTGTAGCAATAACAGACATAGCCGCATAATAGCATCGGCCTTTGTTAAAGTCAGAAGTAATTACTTTCGCTTCAAAATGCTCCATGACTTTATGACATTGATGGATAAACTGAGGTTCATCTGTAATCTTTCTCGCAGTTTGTTGCATTAAGAAAGTCCCATCTTCATGAGCATAGTGGATTGAGTTTCTAAAGAACTGATTTATCTTCCTAACTAGTTTCATAGACCTGTTTACATTTACTTGGAATTCAGAAGCAACTTCTTTCATTGGTTGTGGTGTTCCGTTTTCTTTCAGAACATAAAACACAATAGCAGTTGCTCTTTCTTCAAGAGTAAACGAGCGTAGCATATGAAGCCTATACAACTCCATATACACCTTTTCTATTCTTTCAGAAAGATTCATCGGTAGTTTTAGACTAGACATTACCATATTACAATGTGCTATACCTGCAACAATGTGTCTTGACCTATTTTGGTTAGACCTAGCAAATTTACTAGAACCTCTACCTGTAATAATAGAACCTAACTTTCCTTTATCAGCACTATGTTTTACATTGTAGCCTTCGCCTCTTTCTACAGGTGAAACTGTTTCTTCAAACATTCCTGTAATGAGGACTAAACCACATTCAGCACAACACTTTTCTCCTAACCTTTCGTCAAAGGTAATTTTAATTGAACCACATTCACTACACTTCATTCATATCAAACCTACATTCATTCTTATTCTCGGTCAAATACCGTTTTATTGTATTTACTATTGTTATTGTAAAGGAATCGTTCAATAATGCTAATGCTCTAGCCGCAAATTGGTCGCCCAATGGAGAACCTGAAGCCATATTATCTATACATATCGGCCCTTTCCATGAAGCACCGTTTTGAACTCTAATAGTTTGGTCTGTTTCTTCTCCGTTTTCATCTAATACAGTTTCATCAACATAATCAGGTTGCCAAACGAATGTAGAAACCATCTGTATGTCTGATTTATATGAGTTAGAAGTAAGTTTCCAATCATAGTCTTTACCTCTAACATAGATAGTTTCAGGCTGACCATTATCATCATATTCTGCTTTGAGTCTACCTCCGTGTTGTAGCAACAAGTCATTAACTAATTCAATGGCTCTTTTATCTACAATATCCTTCATTCGGTTTTGTTTAAGGAACTCAAGCATCACCTTCAAATCAGAATCTAGGGGCTTTCTACCCATAGTTAATTCATACAACTTAGAAGGTGAAAGATACTTTAGTTTACCTCTCTTTTTACCTTCTACATAGAAAGAACATAACTTGACTAGTTGTTTGATGGTTAATGTTCCCCAAACTCCATCTGCTACTTCTATTGCGACTTCATCATCACCAATCATCATAACAGGAAGCCTTACTTCATACTTGACATAATTATCATAGAAGAAATATGGGAATCTGTTTTCCAAAACATACTTTACATTTTCAGGTATAGCAAGACTCGCATAAACACTCTTCATTAGTTTAGCAGGGTCTTTTTCAAAACAAGACTTGTATGTTAGTCTAGCCAATACATGACAAATAGAAGCAAGGTTTTCAGGCTTACCATTAATGTAGTAGCGGTTCTTAGTTTTCTCAATAGCAACAGGACAAGTTCCTATCATAATTACAGTATTATATCTGCTAGGCATACTAAAATCAGCATAGTAATTACTACGAGTAGATAACGACTTCTGCCAAAACTGAACAATACCTGCATGAATAGGGTCTTTTGCTTGTCTTAACATAGGTATAGTAGTATCTCTAGACCTTACTGCGTCTTTACAACTAATAGTTGTAGTATAGTGTCCTCCACCATCGTTTGCTTTTCTTATTCTTATTTCCATTTTATCACATCATATACATATTAGTATTATCCACATCGCATTCATCGTGGATTTCTTTTTTGATTTCTTGTGCGGAATATAATTTCCCGCCACAAACCCTACAACGGGTTGCTATCTTTGTATTTCTTCTACCTGTGGTAGTATATTCAGGGTCTTTCTCTTTCACCGTAAATCGCCTCATGCATATTATCAATTACTCTTATTCTGTCATCACAAATCTTACAATTTCCATTACAATTCGCATCATGGTATTCTAACATATCTACTATTCTAGGTATTTCTCGCCTCATATATTGGTCAAATCCCATTTCTACCGCTTCGGGTATCTTCCATAACATTTCTTTAAACGGAGTGTATAATCTGAATATTTTATCTGTATCATCTACTAAAGAATCACAGACATTTATTGCTAATCCTATTCTATTCTGATGACTTACATTAAAGTCTTTCATTATTGTTATTATTACGCTTAAACACTCTTCATAATCTTTGAAGAGTCTTGGCATAGTATCACCTTAAATTTCACATTGTCCTCCCGCACAAGCCAATTCACCACTAAGGTTAGTTTCATCTGTAGTTTCTACTACCTTAGTTAGGTCTACGCTTGTTAGGGAATTAGAAAGTTCTTCAAAGACTTCTTCTTTACAGTCTTCAAAGGGTGCTTGGTCGTATGTGCCTCCATCATAAGGCAATACAGACAACCCATTATAATAATGACGGTTTAGCCAAAACCATTCTGCTACTTCTTCCCATTCATTATTCTTAATGGAAATAGTTGCTGAAACATTGTGAGTGTTTAGACCGTCATTGTGGCCTGTTCTAACCCATCTAATGCTGAAATTCTTTACACGCTCTAGTAAATCAAATACAGATTCATGTCGTGTAATAGCATTAACAGGTGCTTTCTGAGGAACAGAAATTACTGCCGTATCATGTGGACTAAAGATTTCATCTTCTACCAATTCAGGGTGTTCTCTTGAAAGGTAGCCATAAATCGCTTCATTCTTTCCTACTCTTACTCTTCGGATATAGAAGTCATTATGCCAAGCATGAATACCACTACTTGTTCCTAAAACAAGTGAAGTTGTTCCCGCAGGTTTAACACAAGTAGTTCTAGCCGCAGGATTAATTCCTATCAACTTAGCAGTCTTTTCATTCTCTTTCTTTACTTCTAAAGCGGCCATTTCTAAATCTAGTTTCTCTACAATATTAGAAGCAATACCTGTCATAGATACTCCCAACAAAGAATCCTTTTCAGTTGTTCTTTGCCATACTTCTCTTAGATAGTGGAAATCAGTATAGCCCGCTTGTAGCGTTCCTAAGAACGAAGCCGCACTAACTCTTGCTTCTAAATCCGCTTGGTCTTTTACATCAGAAGCATTGACTTCTGTAAGATTACAAAACTGATAAGGACGCAAAGCAATTTCACAACAAGGATTAGTTCCCCAATCTTTGTCATTATTGAAATAAATTCCGGGTTCTCCGCTTCCTGATGCTTTAATTCTAGCCCACAAATCCATGAAATATTCTTTAGTAATTCTATGTCTAAGCAATACTGCTGAATTGTTTGCTCTACCTCTTTGAGGATTTAGTTCCCACCATTTCCCAGATTTACAAGAAATCATTTCATTATCATCTGCTGAAAACAAACTAATCATAGCGGCTCGTCTAATCCCACCACTAAGAACTGCATCAGCGATATGACACATAATATCATGTGCATCAATAGGTCTTAATTTGCTACCGTTAGGAATATTCTGTAGTATTCCCTCAATAACAACTAAACATTCTCTTAATGGTTGTGGGCCGGGTGCTTTTCCTCCTGATGTAATCAATAATGCACCCTTTTCTCGTATATCGGAATAATCAAAGATAGGAGTAGATTTCCTAACTCCCATATAACATTCCATTAGAATCTTAACTGCATCAGCCCAACCTTCAATAGAATCAGCGATTAAATATCTACGGGTTCTATCTTTGTTTGGCTTTTGAATTTCAGGTAATTGTTCAACATGGTGTCGTTGAACAGAATAACCTACACCTGTTCCACCTAGTAATAGGAACATAGCCTCGTTAAATGCAAAATATGAATCAATTGGCATATAAGCACAATTGTAAACCCTGTTAGGACTCATCTCAATAGGCTTTCCACCAAATTGTAATGAGCGCATAGAGGGTAATACTTTCTTAGGCAAAACAAAATGAGCATATACATCTCTAATGTCTTTTTCTAGTTGAGGATATTTCTTAATATGCATTTGCATATTTCTCTCAATCAACTCTTCCCAAGTTTCTCTTCTTTCTTTTTCCGGTATAAATTTGGCATACTTCATATGCACAATAATGTCTGATAATATCTTCTTATTCATGTTCTGTCCTCCTGTATTTTGGGCGTATTTTATCCTAAACAAGTTTAGGGGATAAAGATAACCCGCATAATTAAAATAAAAAAAGGAGGGGCAATTTCCTAGTGTCCTAAGCCTTGCTCTAAAGGCTTAAGAGTTCAGAAACTACCCCTCCAAAAAGGGAGTTAGGAAAGTTATTGTCTAACTTAGAGGCTTCCCCCAACAATTGCAGGGGTCAAGTCTACTGACTGAACCTCGTCCCAATTAATGTTAGTAATATCTTCTCTCGCTACCATTTCCCCATCAATAAAACACCAATGGGTTGGGTGCGTAATAATTTGCTCAATAACTTCACTACTTTCCATAGTTAGTTCTGTGTGTCCTGTTTCATTCAAAATTCTCAACTTAATCATAATTCTCACTTCCTATTTTTTCCTATACTCCATTCATATATAAAGGGGTTCATTCTAGGGGAAAATCCTCCCCGCTTAACCATGCCAAAAACCCGACCCCTGACAGGATAATTGTCGCATAAAGTAGTGTCATAACTACAACATTGATTATCTTTCCCAACATCAAGCATTCCCCATTACTTCTTCTACACGGTCTGTTAGCAACAAAAGAGCCGAAGCCCAAAGACCGACAAAGATACCCAAGTCGGTGTCATATGTTGCGTATATTGCTATGCTACCAATAATAGATGCTAAACTAGCACCTAGTCCTATTTTCTTCCAATTCATTTTATTCATCTCCTTTTAATTCGCTTATTTTTTTACTAGCCCAACGCTTGCTAGGAACTTCACCATCATAACCTAAAGCCTTCAAGTATTTGATTTGCTTTTCAGTTGCAGGTGATTCGTCAAATATTTGTTTACAAGTATTCAATTGCCTAGAGGTCAATTCTTTTTGGTCAGTCAATTGATATTTGATTGATACCAAGAATTCTCTTTCCCATTCGTTATTAGCGAATGTTTCATCAAATACAGGAATACCGTAAAAGCCGCACATATCTTCAAATGATTCACTAGTCCCTGCTAGCATTTCATTATCAGCAATTTCTTTTTCAGCCGCCCTTCTTTGTGCGATTACCTTTCTTTCTGCATCTCTAATTGCTCGCTCTCTTTGTTGCTCAACACTATTGAGTTTTTGGAAAGGAACATTTAGAATATTCTGCATCTGTCTAAAACGCTGATTCAGCCCGCTTCTTAGATTACGGAGTCTGCGTCTTTCTTCTTCTATTCTCCTTTTTTCAGCAACTTCGGCTTTCTTTATTTCTCGCCTTTCTTTCTCTTCTTTCATTTTCTTGATAAGAGGTTCAGACTGAACAAAGTAAAGAGCCAAATCACGCATGAGTCTTTCATTAGGATAGCCTCTAGTGGTTTGTTGGTTCTTAGGATTATCAGGGTGATTCCATCTCCAAACAATAGATGCCATTTTGTAATGACGAGTCCCAAACTCTCCTTCTGACTTCTTTCTTAGTTTTCTAGGATAAACATACTCATTTATTTCTCTATCATAGTAGTAGTTGTTTCTGTTTCCCGCCCTTGTATTATATCTAACATCAATCTCTTTGATTTTGTTAAACATCATCTCAAACGATTCTCCATTTTCAGCCCACCATGCTTCGGCTTTCATAGAACCTACACGGACATTAATCCATTCTTTGATTTGTTCCTCAGTAATAGTTTCTATAGATTGTCCCTTCTCTTGAGCAATCTGTCGCATAATTAGATATGAGTTAATGTGGTCTGAACCAACACATTCCCTAATACCATTTTCAGTATTAAGAATCTCAAAATGATAAGTAATCCTATGACCACAAAGACAACTACCTTCTCCTTGCTGTGAATTAGAAACCCACTCAGGAATTTCACCATTACCACGCCACCAAACACTACCTGTTGCTAACCATTCTTCTTTAGCCTCATCATAGTTATCAGCAACGGACAAGTTTACCATTCTACGCATTAGGACTTTATCCCAACGACCTTCGCCTAGTTCTCTTCTGACCATAACCCTTTCACTTCCTTTTCTAATTCAAGTATTCTATTACTTAGCACTACATTTTGTTTCTGTAGTTTCTCTCTCATTGTTTTGAATTGCCTATTCAACTTAGCAATTGTTTCTTCAACTCTTTTGTTAGCCTCTTTCTCAATTCTATTGACTATATCTATAGAAGAGAAATCTGCAAGGCTAGCATTGACTTGCATTTGTATTAAGAAATCAATATCCATCTTTTCAATGCGCTCAATTCTATCTTCAAGACTAACTAATTCAGCCTGATTTCTAGCATTAGCGGTAACAACTGCTGATGCGGTCTTTTTATTTAGATAACATTTGTCGCACATACTAACATTATTTGTCTTAGTAGACCAAGTTAGAAACTGTGCCTTACAAACCTTACATTCTTTTGCTACACCGACCATTACTCATCACCTAGATACATCATATCTTCTTGGTCTTGCTTTTCAAAGGTTCTTTGTTCTGACAAAAAGCCCGTTAGAATCATATCCATCTTTTCTTGAAGGTTCTCAATAATTCCTGCAATTACCCTACGATTAAGACTAATCCAAATCTTGTGGTAAGTGTTTAGCACTACCTTTGGTTTATCTTCTTCATTATACGATATAATAATCGGTGGCATCGTATTGTCATGCACTACTCTAAATTCTACTTCTGTATTCATATTAATTCACTCCTATGTAATCTTGGGTGGAGAAACATATCTCCGATTTTATTGCCATTCTCATCATACAGGCTTGTAAGCAATTTCTTACTAAATGTAATTGCTTCTTCAGACAATATAAAGGGGTTCACTTTTTCTAGTAAACGAACACCTTTTCGTTTGAACTTCAAGACTAAATTGTAGATGGAATGCATATAAGCCCCACTGTTAGCGTAAGGCTTGGCTAAACCATTATCAATTAATTGTTTAAGGAGAATATCCTCCTCAATTGTATTATACTTAATCAAATGATTTAGCACTATAGTTTCTATTAATTCTTCTTCACTTAACATATTTTCATACTCCTTTCCTCTTGTTTTGGTTAATCTATCCTCAACCCTATATAGGCAACCGCCATAGGGTCAAGGCATTTCTCTATAGATTTAATTGAAAATCTACAGGCGTAGAGGGAATTGAACCCCCATCTTCGGCTTAGAAGGCCGAAATGCTATCCATTACACCATACGCCCTAGATAAATGAAGCAATTTGTATCGCTTCAAGTGTGTTTTTTGTCTGTATGATAGTTTCTAACCTATCCAGACTATCTTGAGGATTGCGTGATACATTCCTCACTAACAAGGTAGCAACTATTTGCGCTAACCTTTCATGACTCGCATTGACTAACAACTTAGTTAGCCCTTCTTCAAGTTCTTTATGATAATGTTCTTCTGCTAAACAAGAATGACATTGTTGCCATTCCATGCAGTCTAAATGATAGTTAGGCACTTCTACCCAACCTGCTCCATTACATTCTTTACAATTCATTTTTATTCACCTTTTCTTCCGCTACATTAAAACAACTGTAGCAATAATATCTATTCTTAGATATGACTTTATTACAAGCCATACATCTGTGTTGTTTCTTCATTCAATCAACTCAAGTATAATTTCTATTTGCCCGTCTTTCTCTACATAGACGAGAGGTATTGCTATTCCATGCCTTGTTTCAATCATTCAATCGCCCCTTTTGCTATATTCTCTATTTGCTTGAGTCTTTTACGCAACCGCTTGATTTCTGTTATTAAATCGCTTACACTTTCACAACCTAAATTAGACATTTGTTCTTCTTCCCATGCTTCATCTGTGTTGTTCATTATTCTTCCTCCAAAGGCAACATCTTCAATGGAATAGAGAAGTTGTTTTGCTCATTCATACGAGTAAACACTTCATTCCATCTGATATTGATATGGTTTACAGGCCACCATTCAGGCCTACGGTCATTTCTCCATTCAGCAAAACGCCACTTACCTTCAAGATAATAATGGCGATAAGAGGCTATGACAAAATCCCACTCATCATCAAATGTATTTTCAATTCTGTATTGGTCAGCCATAGCAATAGATACAGGAGTCAAGGCACTTGTATCGTTCTTGTATGGATAATCAGGAGTATCTAAGATACGCTGATAACTACCATGTTCTCTACCATATCGTAGAGTATATTCCTCACAAAGCGAAAGAGCGTGTTCATACAAGTAATCCCAATTGCCTTTTGTTTCTCTAGCCCAAATAGTGCTAGGGTGATTAAGCATAGCGGGTTTCATCAAGTTAGATGCAATATCTGTGTGAAACTGTTTCAGTTCTTTTAGTGATGGGATTTGGTTGTAATGGTCTACATACATGAAATAGAGAGCATTGGTATGCAACATCTGACAACTTTCTGTTGGCATTTTGATTATGTGCTTGTCTATCATCATTTGTGCCGCTTCTCTTGGGTCTTTTGATAATGCAAATATATTCATAGTTCTTCCTCCATAAGCGTTTTAGTATTCTCACAACACACACAGTCCTCTACTAAAGGACAAGTATCATGATAAGGTTCTTGACATATTTCACATCTCATGCGTCTTCACTCCTTGCTTCTAATTGAGTAATTAGTGATACTACAGAATTCTTTGCTCCCTCTATATCACCTTCATGCAGTCGTGCTAATATGACTGAACAAAGTCCTATAATTGATTGAATCATCAACTTTTGACTTTGCATCAAATCATTTTGAATGCCTCTTAGCATATCGTTTATTTCTTTTTTCAAGTCGTCCATCATTCTTCCTCCCATTTAATTAGTTCTTGTTGGATAGGTCTTTGTTGAATGTCAGGATAAAGGAATTTACCCAAGACATACAAAACTACCATACCCATAATTCCTAAGAATAGTTCCTTCATTCTTCCTCACCTACTATTGCATCATAATGCTCAAGGGCTTTTACCCAAGTGGTGCGTGTAATTGTCAAAGTCATTCTATTTACTTCCCAATTATCACCAATGTTTCTCAAATGAGGAACAGTGTTTTTGAAAAAGTGCATCATTTCTTTTGCATCTTCAAACACATGGTTTTGCCTCATTGTAATCGTTCCATCATCATGGATTATATTTCCATATTCTATTTTTACTTCCATTTTTATTCCTCCCATAGTATGTCATAGTTGTCATTCAACAACTTCAAATCAATTGGCCACTTGTAGTCTGTTTCTCCTTCAAAAGAGTAGGAAACTTGGTGAATATCACCGTCTTCCATTTCTATTTCTAATGTCCCATACTTACACCACATGGCCTTGACCTTTGACCAATCAATATCTAAATCGCTAACATCAAATTCCAAGTGTGTAGAATAACTTGCTTCTACAATCTTGGGCTTACCTTTCTCTAATTCTATTTTCATTTATATTTCCTCCTTGATTCTTGGTAGATGGCATAACCATCTGTGCGTCCTAGCCTATGTTGCTCAAGACAATATTCTTTTCTCTTCTCAGCAACTTCTACATCTAAGTCTAGATAGTCGCTCTTCCAAATTCTAGTTTCTTTCACTATATCTTTCATCTTCATTTTTAATCAACTGCATTTTTATTTTTATTTCGTCCAGACACCCACGACACATTATCATGGTGTGTGTTCTTTCGTTATTAGAATCTAATTCTGTTTCCGTAAGAGTAATCTCATAATTACCCTTTAGATAACATAATCTACATCTAATAACAGGTTTAGCCCTGAACGGGACATTACCTATTATTTCTTTAATCCAATTTATCATGTTCTTTCACCAACTTTCTATCTTCCAAAAAGAATGGGGAACGGAAGGAAGTGCATGACAAAACTCCCTTGACAAAAGCCGAAGCCCACAAGAGGTATTTTTCCGTTATTACTGTCAAACCCATTTATGCCTAGAAATTCTAGGTCTTGAGTATTACTCCTCTACAATAAGAGGAAGTTTAGTTTGGTAAGGGTCAGACCATGTTGGAGCATTAGGTCTTACGATTTCTATTACTCCTGTTAAACCACAGTCTAAGCAAACTACTTTTGTCACTTCAACCATTTCTTCGTTATCATTAACATAGTAGTCTTCACCATACGCTTCATATTCTTTATGTTCACAACTCATTCAATCATCTCCTAACAAACTATCTTTGTAAGCCTGATAAGCCATATCTTCAGCATCAGCCCTTACCTTATCCATATCTACCCATTCATAACTATCATATGCTATCTCTTCACAGATTTCTTGCGCTATGTCTTTGTTCTCATGTAGTAATTCACTCAACAAATCCATTAGTTCATCTTGTGTAAAGTGGGTCTTAATCATATCAAATGCGGAATTGAATCCGCAGTAGTTCAGCATTTCTTCCATTTTTCTCTCTCCTTGCGATGAAATTTCTGTCGGTTTAAATACTGTAGACAGCCCGGACTCATCAAAACGGGTTTTACCTATTAACGGTAAGAATAAAACGCTATTTACCTGAACGGTAATGCGTGTGAAAAAGCAGCAGGAGAGAAAATTTTCTTCACATTTAAGAAAACTTTCAGAATTTCCTGCAAAACTTTTGTGAACAGATGGAAAGGGGAGTCAGCAACTTTCGTTGCATTACTTCATAGTAGCCCCTTGACTCAACCCTTTCCGAACACTTGAAGGATTTTCTCAATTATTATTTATGGAGGTATTGAGAACCTATCACTTACTCAAGCAATAGGGAGGTCGCCCGACCCTATATAGGTGGCCGCCACAGGGTTGCCCTAGTCTATAGACCGATAACCTGCTCATCTAAACCATATGCCATAGGCCGCCCATGAAGCGAGCGAGAGAATAATTGCACCCCAAAATAATCTTAGTCGGACATTGTTGATGGGGTTGCACTTCTTACTCAAACAGTAAGTATTGACTAACAATGTTCCCTTATGGATATAGGTTTCAAGTAAGTGATTACTTCCTTTGGGTATATCCACCCCACATTTCTGACAAACTTCATCTTTGTCAGCCTTGATATAGACTTCTTCTACTAACCTCATTGGCCTAATCCCTCCCCACTAAAACAGGAAGCACACCAAAACTCAATATTGGTTATTTTACCATTATCGTCAGCATCAACCACTAAGTTAGTTTCTTCATTGGTGTTGAAGTGTTCATTGTATAAATCACAACCACACTTGCCACACTTAATTATCTTCATGGTATCATCTCACAAGGTCATCATATAAAAGAGGAAAAGAAAGGAGGCTATGAAAGAGAAACCCCCTTGCAGGTTAATCATGATGTCTTTATCTTTATTACTCGCAAACCTCTTTCATATCTTTCTTGAACTGAGGCATCAAGAAAGAAGTGAATCTTTATTGCCGTCCCATTCCTTGTCTTTATACCACTTGGCTAGACGGTTTCTTGCTCGGTTTCCTTCGGCCTTTGCATATTCTTCTGCATCAGCATAAAAGCCACCGCCACTTCTGTTTTGTTTCTTAGTAATAGCACCGATAATTGGGTCTTGGTTAAAGTAAACAGTTGATGCTTCTTCAACTACTGCAACTATTTGGTCAATTACAACTCTTACCGAAGCAGGGATAGAAGACTTTTGCCCCTTTCTAAAAGGTGTTCCATCTCTTCCTTTCAATAGAGCCTTCAATGCTCCTTTTGCCGCTTCTCTTTCACTTGGGTTAGAATCACCGATGGTTAGATTCAATTCACAAATCTGTTTTAGACCTGCATCTAAACTTGTATCGGCTTCTAGGTATTCGTTTACCTCAATCTTGAGGCTATTCCATTCTGTATCATTCATTTTATCATTCTCCTTCATCATAGTTGTGGGTGTAACCATATTCAGCATAATGTTCCCATTCAGCAGTCCACTTGTATGGTTTTTCTATGTAATATAGAAGTGCGTCCATATCGGGTAGGTGTCCTGAATTAACTAATGCTCTCGCCAATGCGACCATATTGTAATGATGAGTGAACCATTCCTGTTCCTTATCAAACAACAAATATGCTCCTTCTTGGAGTGCCTTAATTGTAGGGTCATCGTTATCCATGTGTTTCCACCATCTTTGACAATCTTTAACACTATATAAATGGGTTCAGAAAAGAGGCACTAAGCCGTATTTTCACTCAAAGAATTAATAAGCCTACCCTTAGTTATTAGCAATTAATGGGGTTTGGTGATGAAAATGTTGTCTAATAGTTCTCATAATAGTTCTCGTTTTTGCATGAGAAGTAATTTTGACCTAGTTATCCCGACAACTCATACGATTTTGCCCTAGTTAGCCAAACCTTTCTCATTATTCTCATTTCTCATGACTCTTATCAATATATATTATCCTCTCTCCCATATAAGTAGGGTAAAATTGACCTAGTTATAATTAAGGCATAGGGAGAGAGAGTAAAAAGAAGAAGAAGAAGAAGAGAAATGAGAAATATGAGAATAATAGTAAAAATGTATTACTTATTCCTATAACTAGGTCATTTTTTGGGAGATTATTCTCTTCTCACTTGGAATTTTTGATGAGAAACATCGGACATTATAATATATTAATATAATAATATAAGATATAACATGGTATATTTATTCATATAAGCCCAATTGAATGATACCCAAATGAGAAGTATGAGAAACGGGGTGTAATATCTTAGACTAAAAGTTGTCACCGTTTTATATATGGTCTAACGAATGCTCGCTTTCTTTTGACCTATCCTACCATATGGTCGTGCTTTGTCTTGACCTTACTAGACCCATTCTGAAAATAATCAGTAATTGCGAGAAAAATATCCGAATTTGGTGAAAGATGCAGTATTAAGGAAAAAAGGAGGAAAAAATATGCCGAAAGGAAGAACTGATTTTATGATTAAGGACAATGTTGCTCATTTTTGGGCTGACAATAAAGAAGACATGAAGACCATGCTCAATATGCAGTTGGTTAGTTTAGCGTTGGGTGGTTTCAAGGTAAAGGCTCACCCTGTTTCAGATGTTAAGCCCGCTATATTTGGAGGAGATGAAGAATGAGTATCAACTTTGGAATTAAGACGGATTGCCCTAAGTGCAATACTCTCAACTGTTATTGTGGTGATAACCCTGACTATTGGGACGAAAAGGGCGAACAATTCGTCCCAAAAGACATTAATGACTTTGATAATATATTCAATTATATTGAATGGTGTTGTCAAACTCAAAACGGCTATGAGATGCAAGTTTGGAGATGGGAGGAAATAGAGGAATATATCAAAGAGATATTACTTGAAAATCACAAACTTGAGCAGTTGTTGGTTATCTCTCAGGGCTTTAGCCCCTAAGCCTATGTGGTAAATACAAAGCAATACCATATGGTTGCGTCTTTGTTTAAAACCCCGTGTCGGTAGTCAAGGTTTTCTGCCTTGTAAAGGGAGCGTCCTCCCACCTCAAACATATATGACTTCAATAATAGAAAATACGGTATCTCAACCGCATCTCGGCACTGTGGCATTGAGATTGTTTAATGCATTCACAACTTTCAGTTATTGAGGCCATAAGACCCGACGAGGTGATTTAACTAAATAAGACCTCCATCATATCTTCAACCATTCGGTCAATAAGAATCTCTTTGATAGCAGCATCAACGCCACCATAAATGGCTTCCATAGTAATAAGGGCAATCATAGCATCAGGTTCATCTTTCATAATGTGCAAATCTGTGAAAATTGCACTAGCAACGGTTTCTTCAACCTCTTTCTTCATTGATGGGCTAATACTTGATACTCTTCTTACTGCATTCTTTGACATGGTAAACGGTAAATGAGAATATATTATTAGGGTGTAAAACAAAGCAACACCATATGGTTGGAATAACTTTGGAGGAGAGAACCATATACTGATTTTCACCTTCCTATATGTCGGAAGTCATGAGCCGACAGGGATTGACAGAATACCCTCTTGGTCGGGGGTAATGTGCAGGTATTCGTGTAGTGCGACATATCCAATTACTAGTGCGTAAAAGCGTGAGGTAATTGGCTCTATGAAAGTCCTTGAACCTCAAAAGGGGAGTTGTCTAACTATCAACTTGGATATACTTGGCGTGATGGCTTCTAGATAAAAGGAGCGACCTAACCGAATGCGGGCGGAATCCGCATCATCATTAGTGATACCCAATTCACTATCCCACCTTTTCAAATTCCTATGGCTATTAGTGGCCATAAAACCATAGAGAAACAAAGCCGAAACACCACGCAGTAAGACGGGAATGGGGAAACAATGCAAGGAGGTATACCGAATTGCAGGGAAACAAGAAATAGCAGTTAGACGGAGATGAATGGAGTAGGCCGAGTTTCTTTTACATTCTCATGCCCTTAAGCGAAGAGAAAGCGATGATAGAGGCATAGCAAATAAGGCACTTGGTATATTAATAACAATAGTAATTACAATGCAGATTTTTCCCTGCCAAGTAGCCCCCATTTGGGGTTATGCCAAAGGACAACCATATGGTTGGGGTTGCTTTGCATACAACGACCATATACGATTTCAGACTTGACTTATTGCTTCGGGGGATTGAAGCATACTGACTGAAATAGTTTAGGAGGTAAAAAACATGAAAGCAGAAAATTGGAATATAAACATAGCAAAAGTCCAAACTTGGTTGGATAAAGAAGATAGAGGCGATAATGGTCAAGCAATTACATTGTCTATTACTCTAGGAAACAATTGTGATAACGATGATTTGCGGTCTACTTATTGGACTGCAATCCGAAGCATTGGGTCTACATTTGAAGATTTCCCAATGGCTCGCAAAGGAAGAGAATCAGCATTACCGGAAGAAGTGTTGCTGTCTGCGACTTCTGTAAGGAATGCGGTCTACGATGCCTTTGTGGGTATTACTGATGCAGATATTATGCTTAAGGTAATTCTTCCGCATGGTCGCACAGGTGGCGCATACGAATCTATTGAAGATTTGGCGGAAGCATTCGGTCAAAAGGCCTTTAACGCTCTAACACAGGGCTACAAGGAAAACCGTTGGGACGGTAGCATGGAGGGTAATATCCCTCAAATGACTCCACCGCCTGTAAAAGAAAAGGAGGCTACTAAGTAAGTCTAATGCGGATAATCCCCCGTAGCCCCTTTTGGGGTCAGTGCAAAGCATGACCATATGGTTGCATACTTTGGTTAGCGGCCATATCTAACCTAAGCAAAAAGGACTAATATGGCGTTTTGTAGTTGTCAAGATTGTCTTAATGCGTTTTACGCAGAAGGAGCAGAAGCATATACCGATGAACATGGACTAGACCACCACCCTAGATGTAATCATATAACTGAAAAAGTTAAGGATAAAATTGAGTTTGAAGATGAAGTCTATATTGCTGAATATGATATTTATGTCATGGAAAATGTGGTTCATTGGGAAGGCTATAGATGCACTTGCGAAGAAGAATATAAGAAAGATGAGGAGGGAGAAGAATAGGCCGTATGGCCACTTTCACAAAGTTATGACCATATGGTTGTAAGGGCTTTGTTGCTACAACCCTATATATTGACTCAAAAACCTCTTACCATGCGACAAATAACATATGATGCAATAAGAGCCTTTGAAAATGGATATAATTTCAAGCGAGGTAATACCCGTGTAATCGTTGGTCATGACGGTGAGGAGTATTCAGTTCGTCTTTTACTACATGGGAACTTAATCGCTGAAAGAACTTCAAACGGTGTATTCATTCAAGATGGCGGGTGGCAATCTAACACCACAAAAGAACGCTTAAACGGTTTGAGTGGGGTTAATATCGTCCAAAGAAATTTCCAATGGTATTTGAACGGTGAGGCTTGGAACGGGGGCTTCATACGAGTTCATTGATACTGTGGAGAGCGTTTTTGATTGTTTTCGCTCAGGTAAGAGAGCCACGCATAGGGTAAATGTGCAAATAGCCGAAATAAAAAACAATCCCCGCATTGGGTTTAGACCAAAGTAATACCATATGGTTGGGCTTTGTTTTCAACCCTACAAATACCTCCTCATAATATCCTTATTGCTTCGGTAGGCATGAAGCAATCTTAGAAATAAGGAGGAATTAAATATGAAACAAGCAAATTGGAATGTAAATACAGCAAAAGTAAGAGCATGGGCTGAAAAGCAAGACCCAAGCGATAACCTGCAAGCAGTTATGCTATCCCTAACATTGGGAGATAACGCTGCTAGCGATGAACTAAGAAGCACATATTGGACTGCAATTCGTTCAATTGGTTCTACAATGGAAGGTTTTCCATCAGCCCGCAAAGGCCGAGAATCAACTCTAAACGAGGAACAACAGATTGCATTGGCGACTGTGGAGGAAACCGTAGCAACTGCTTTTGCTTCAATCCCTACTGAATACCATGACACTCTATTAGCCGTTATTGTTCCACACGGGCGCACAGGCGGAGTCTACGATTCAATGGAAGAAATGACTGCACACTTTGTTAGTGCGGCTCATGGATATATGGTTCAATCTATCAAAGACGGTAGGTTTGACGGTAAACTGAATAAGGCTGGTGTGCCTCAAATCACCCCTCGACCTACTAAGGCCGAGAGAGATGCAAACGAGGAGGAATCTGAAGAAGTTTGAATCTAAAGACTGCGGAATGCCTACCGTAGCCCCTTAGTGGGGTTTAACAAAGCGATACCATATGGTTGTAATTACTTTGTATATTACAACCCTATAGTGTCAATTGAATAGCCTTCCATGTCAAGCGATATAACCTATGTAAGAACAATGAAGATTAACTACGGTAAGAAGATGGGCGACCTGCAATTTGCTAAATTTGCCAATGACCTACAAAAGAAAGGTATCACCATACGCACCCATTTTGGTAGCAAACCTACATATGGATTCAATGAGAAAACTGAAACTAAGAAGACCTATCAAATCGTTATGGACGGTAAGGTTGTATTTGAAACCAAATATGTTAGTGATAGAAATGAGGCCTTTGATGCGTTTAGCCCATTTTTGACTCTAGAATCTGTTGATGCTGAAGTAGAAAAAACCTCTAAAGAGTGGACTGAAGTAGAAGGTAGCGTAGTTGAAATTGATTTTGACATTGAAGGAAAGCAATACAAATGGTATGACTATGAAATCAATTATGATAACGAACAGGAGATGACTGTTAGGCTAAGTAATTCAAGCAGTGGGGTTATTCTTAAATTCACAACTACATGGAGGCCTAACGGTATTCAGCGTAAAGATACTATTGAGGAAGTTATGGTCAATCAAGTATTGAACGACATGGCTAAGATTCAAGGCACTGTTGAGAGCCGTTTGAAACTTAAGAAGTATGGCTATGATGTTGAAAATGCATCTATTGATTGCCATTTTGATGCTAAGACTGAAAGCCGTAGCGAATGCGCTCCCGACATTATTAACCGTGTCAAAGAGGCTAAGAAAGCACACTCATGAAAGGAGGAATAAACATGAATAACCACAAGAGAATAAGAGAATTAGAAGATACAGCAATTGAAGAATACTTAAAGGTCGTAGATTGGACGGCTATCATTGAAATGCTCACAGATGATGAACAGGAGGAATATTGGCGTTTGCTCAATGAGGCTTGTGGTTTTTAACCGAACAACCCGTAAGTCCTATTAAAGGCAGGGTAGTGCAAAGCGATACCATATGCTTGTATAATTTTTTACCCAACCATATGGCTTTGTTTCAAAAATTTTATTTTTCTATTCGTTTAAATGAGTGGCTTTAAATCTCTTAGTTTGCGCTTTTTGATTAATATTTTAACCTTCAAAGCCCATACCATTATATCCTTGACCATTATCGCATTAACTAGGTTGTATTGATGCGTTCTGAATTTGCCTCTTTAAACGATAACAGCAGACTTATTCTAGTTTGCCTTATTACACAACAGTAAGGATAAAAGAGAATATACTACCGTTAAAAGATATACTACTTTGCATATTAAACAAACAGGAATTAAAACGGGCGCAACTTATAACATTTAAAGGAGGAGATTTAAAGGAACAACTTTTTATTCTGTTTATATAAACCATATAACCTAAATAAAAACGCAAGTCCCAAATAAATTCCGCCACATTTTTTGAGAAAAAAGGAGATGATACGATGACATGGAAGAACATAGTAAGAAAGCAAGAAAGGAATATGGAAGTAGGAAGCACTAATTATGCTAAGGATTTAGGAGATAGTGTTGAATTTGGAGGATTTATGGATAAGTCCAAAAATGTCACTATTCCTAAAAGCCAACTTGGAGAAGTATTGGATAGATATGAGCAAGCAACGGGAAATAAAATTGACCGCCTTACTCAGATAACAATGTCTTCAGGGCCTTCTGATGATTTTACCCGATGGGCTAGAACAAATGCTTGAAAAAAATTCGCCACAAAATTTTTTGAGAAATTTTAGGTGATAAGATGACATGGGAAAAGATAGTCAAAAACGATGATGATGCTGCAATTAAAGAAGCAAGAAAATTAATTGTTAGAGCATATTCTGTTCTTGAAAGACAACTAGGTTGGCCAAATGGCCCAAATAAGTTTGAAGATTTAGTTCAAGATTTACTAGATAGTATGTGATATTATGTGGAAAGATATACTCAAGATAGACATGGAAGAAGCCCGTAGATTGGGAGAAAGATATGCTCCCGAAGATATGGAACAGGCTAGAAGTGATAAACTAAAGGCGTTTTTTACTAAGATAAAACCCGCTATTGAAAAGACTCTAGAGATGTATGAAATGACACAAGGAGATGATGCTAGTAAATTTAGAGATGCTATTGTTTCTTTGATAAGAGATTTCCCTAATCCTCCTCGTTTAATTAGAAGCACTACTCCTGAAGCAATAAAGTCAAACAAAGAAATGGTTGAAAAATACCTAATGGATTTAGAAAAAATGTATGGAGATTCTCCTAGAAAAACTACTAGCCTTATTGATAGGGCAAAAGAAATGAACAGAAAACACCCAAGAATGGGGAGTGGAAGAAAATGAATATAGCAAAAATGGCAGTTAAATCAACGGTTGCTGATTTAGACGAAGACGCAAGAGATGAAGTGTATCTGTATAGAGATAAAACGATTGGAATTATATTGCAGAAAGTTCCTGCTAAATATAAAAACATGACAAAGATGGCTTTGGAAGAACATATTGATAGAAGGTGGATTGCTAGGAATACTAGAATAAAAGGAGAAATCAGCCCAAAGACAGGAAAAGAATATTCTTTGATTCACCCTTCTCCTAAACTAGGCTATCTTACAGAAGCGGAAGCGGAAAAAAGAGTTGCTGAAGCAAATAAGGCGGGAGAAATTTCAAGGGCTAAGGCTTTGAAAAGAAAAACAGTTAAAGAAAATCTTTCTGATATTGATGAAAATTTTGCAGAAGAGATAGCGGAAGAAGTAGCCGCCACAACTAAAGACAGTAATTTGAAACAAGTATTGGATAGAATGGTTCTTACCTTTAGTGAAAGACTTTCCGATGATAAAAGATATTCTGAAAGAAGACTAATTTTGGATAAAGACATTCAAGAACTTAAGGAAGTAATTGAAACTGATGAGTCATATACACAAGATGATATTACTGCATTCGGACAACTTATGGCTAAACTAAAAGGAAAGCCATTCTTTTCACAAATCCATGAAGCACAACTAAGAGATATTGCTGAAATGATGAGAAGTAAATACAAGTTTGATGATAGTAAGAATGCTTCTTGGAGAGATTCAATAAAGAAAGGAAAGGTAAGTCAAGCCATTAAGAGGTTTGCTGAGAAATACTTGAAAGATGATTTACCAACAGATTTGACTAAAAGAGATATTGGAGTAAATTGGAAAGAGGTATTGAAAGCCCATTGTGGCTCAACAGAAAAAGGCGGTTGCACTGATTGTCCTTCTTGTCAAAAAGAACAATTTGAAAAAACAGAAGGGGCTAAACCCGACTACATAGATTTAGACGGTGATGGAAACAAAAAGGAATCCAT